TAGATCAAACTTCTGGCTCTTTGGCTCAGGCTGGTAACGCAAGTTTAGTCGGTATTGCTGAAAGGCAGATTACGCAAACAGCCGATAATTTACCGACAAATACTGGTTCTACTTCGGGCGTCGGTCTTGCAGGTAAAGACGTTAAAGTCGGCATTTTAGGTATAGCTAATTCTGAATCGTCCGGCATTGGTGAGAGACAAATAACACAAACTGCTGATCTATCAGGATTTACCGCTGGTTCAACTTCTGGTACTGGCTTACGTACTATTAAATCAACGTCAGGTTCTTTGGAAGCTTCTACCGGCCCGGTAATATCAAGCCCTGGCGAACGTATTATTACGACTTATAGTTCTGCTGTCGTTGCTCAAGATGGATCTACGGTTGGTATTGGTGAGAGACAGATTACGCAGACCGCTGACAACTTACCAGCTAAGAGCGATCATACACTCGTAGGATCTGGCCTAAGAACTATAACACAGACTGCTGATCTATCAGGATTTGCCGCTGGTTCAACTTCTGGTATTGGTTTACGTACTATTAAATCAACATCAGGTTCTTTGTTAGCATCAACTGGACCTTCTGTATCAAGTCCCGGTGAAAGAACTATTACAACTTATAGTTCAGCTGTTGTTGCTCAGGATGGATCTACATCAGGCACTGGTTTACGTACTGTAACTCAAACAGCAGACAATCTTCCAGCTAAGAGTAATCATACACTCGTAGGAACTGGTCTAAGAACAATTACTCAAACAGCTGATCTATCAGGATTTGCAACAGGATCTACGGCAGGCACTGGTTTACGAACTATATTACAAACGTCTGACAATATTCCTATTAATACAGGTTCTACAACTGGTATTGGTGAACGACAAATAATAACTAATTCAGGTTTAGATGGCTATCAAGTAGTAACCGGTTCTATATCATCTGTTGGTGAACGTACAATTACTCAAACCGCAGATCTTTCTGGTTTTGCAGAAGGATCAACATCTGGCACCGGCTTAAGAACTATTGTACAGACAGCTGATAACTTACCTACTAATACAGGTTCTACAACTGGTACAGGTACAATTGAAACATTAGCTGTTGGTATTTTAGGTATTGCTAATAGTTCTGCATCTGGTACTGGTTTAAGAACTGTTGTGACTACTGATGGTTCGCTAACACCATCAACTATACCAGTCGTATCATCACCCGGCGAACGTATCATTACAACTTATAGTTCTGCGGTTGTGGCCACAACACCTCCGGAGCTTGATGGTGTCGGTGAACGTCAGATTACACAGACTGCTGATAATCTTCCAGCTAAGAGTGATCATACGCTTGTAGGTATCGTCGAAAGACAAATTATTCAAACAGCAGATAACTTACCAGCTAAGAGTAATCATACTCTATCAGGTACCGGTGAAAGACAGATTACCCAAACTGCAGACCTTTCTGGATTTGCAACTGGATCTACATCAGGTACCGGTGAACGACAAATCAATCAGACAGCAGATATCACAGGATATGATATATCAAGTGTAAATGCTATTGGTGAAAGAACCGTTGTACAAACGGCCGATAATCTACCAACGAATACTGGTTCTACAACTGGTATAGGTATTTCCGGTAAAGTTGGTTCTGGTCAATTAACAGCATCAACACTTGGTTCTACATCTGGTATCGGTGAACGACAAATTGTTTCTACGTCTACCAGTTTACAAGCAAGCAATGCTTCTGTTTCAAGTGATATTGGTGAAAGACAGATAGATCAAACTTCCGGAAATCTTGCGCAAGCAAGTGATGCTAGTGTTAGTGCGATCGGTGAAAGAACTATTGTACAAACAGCTGATAATATTCCTGTTAATTCTGCTTCTGTATCAGGTATTAGTGAACGTCAGATTACACAAACCGCTGATAATTTACCAGCTAAGAGTAATCATACATTATCAGGTGTCGGTGAAAGACAAATAGAAAGTACAGCTGGTATTTTAGGCATTAATAATGGATCAACTTCTGGTATAGGTTTACGTAGTATTACATCTACATCAGGAGCACTTGCTCCGACTACAACACCAAGTGTATCATCACCGGGTGAACGTACTATCACACTATATGTTGGCACAGCTGTAGCTACAGATGCTAGCTTAGTAGGTATTGTCGAAAGAACTATTGTACAGACAGCTGATAATCTACCTGTTAACACTGGTTCAATAAGTGGTACAGGTATAATTGAAACATCAGCGACTGGTGTTTTAGGTATTACTGATAGTTCTGTATCTGGTGTTGGTGAACGACAAATTGTAATTACTTCTGGAATATCACAAGCAGAAGATGCATCGGTCAACAGTGTCGGTGAAAGACAAATAGATGAGACTTCCGGAAGCTTGGTTGCTGATAATGCCGTCGTCAATAGTATTGGCGAAAGACAAATTACGCAAACAGCCGATAATATTCCTGTTAATACTGGATCTACTTCTGGTATTGGTGAAAGACAAATTGTTTCTACAAGTGGTAATTTAACGCCGTCCACTGTACCTATTGTATCATCACCCGGTGAACGTATCATTACAACATACAGTAGTGCTGTTGTTGCAACTACTCCTCCTGAAACAAGTGGTATTGGTGAGAGAACTATTAATCTTACGGATGGTGTATCTCAATCAGAGATATCACAAGTAAATGGTATTGGTGAAAGAGAAATAACCAAGACCGCTGATGATGCTCCTACACTTTACTCGCAAGTTGTGGGTAATGTAATTAGAGAAGTTAAATCTGTTGTTGCAGTCGGTGGAATAGAAAACAGTGTTGTTAACGGTAATGGTGAAGTTGAAGTTCGAGGTCAAGGTTTTGCCGGTATTACAAATTCATCGGTATCTGGTATTGGTGAAAGAGAAGTAAATACTGAAAACGGTTCAGGCAATCTAGTAAACGCTGGAATTGATAATGCAGTCGTAGGCCAAGGTCTTAAGTCGTATAATATTGCATTACAAGCTACGACAGGGCCGTCAGTATATGGTCTAGGTGCAAGAATAACAGACTTTGCTCAGCTAGTTCGTGTAACAGATACGGGCGAATCTACTATTACTACTAGTTTATCTGACGAAGATCAAATTGTTACATATAAAGAAAAAGAATACATTAAGAAAATAACAGTAGCATAAATAAATTTATTAAAGCTAAAACGGAGCACATTCGATGGCAGTTCCATCCACACGAGACGAGTTTAAAGAGTATTGTCTAAGATCACTAGGCAAGCCCGTCATCGAAATTAATGTAGCAGACGAGCAGGTCGAAGATAGAATCGATCAAGCTCTACGTTTTTTCTGGGATTATCATTTCGACGGCACAGAAAAAATCTACTATAAAATTTTAGTTACTCAACAAATTAAAGATGATGGATATGTAGATCTGCCCGAGAATATTATCGGCGCCGTACGGTTGTTTCCGATGGGTGCACTTGGTACTTCATCAGGAGATATATTTAATATTCGATATCAAATCGCATTAAACGATCTATACACTCTTACTAACATTGCTCTTATAGATTATTATATGACAATGGAACATCTCGCGATGGTTCAAGAAATACTTGTTGGTAAACCACAAATAAGATATAATCGTCATCGTAATCGTTTACATATAGACGAAACAAAACAAGATTTAAGAGTAAATGAATATCTTATATTGGAAGCATATGAAATTGTTGATCCTGCTACATACACGGATGTATGGTCAGACCGATGGTTACAGTATTATACATCACAACTTATTAAAAGACAATGGGGTACAAATCTTACTAAGTTCGAAGGACTACAACTTCCAGGTGGTGTAACTTTTAATGGTAGACAAATATATGATGATGCTCAGACTGAGATCTCTAAACTAGAAGAAGAGATGATTAACAATTACAGCTTGCCTGTAATGGATATGATTGGATAAAGAGCATAGCTCTATTATACTCAAAAAATAGGATTTGTACACAGTGGCAACCAATTTATACTTCAATAATTTTAATAGTACATCTGAACAAAGTCTAATTGAAGACCTTGTTATCGAGTCTATTAAAATTTATGGCCATGATCTATGGTATTGTCCACGTACAATAGTAGCCAAAGATGATATCCTAAACGAAGATCCGTTATCAACATACAATGATTCATATCAAATCGAAATGTATATCAAAAATGTTGAAGGATTCGAAGGTGAAGGTGATTTCTTATCTAAATTCAATATTCAGATTCGAGACGAGATTACATTTACTGTTGCTAGAAAAGTATATCAAGAAACCGTTGGAGACTTCGAAGATAATGATCGGCCATTTGAAGGTGATCTTATTTTTATGCCATTAACTAATAAAGTATATCAAATCAAGTTTGTTGAACATGAGCCGGTATTCTATCAAAATGGTGCACTACAAATGTTTGATATCAGGTGTGAATTGTTCGAATACAGCAATGAAGATTTGAATACAGGTTTACCATATGTAGATAATCTCGAAATCATTCATTCATTATCTGCAGACGAACTGGATGGTCTTACATACGATGCTAACAATAATATTATTATTGATCCTGATACAGGTCGACCAGTAGGATTAGATAGCAACTGGAATCCTGATGATCCGTATGCAGACAATAGTTCATTCCAAGTAAGTGCTAATTCATTCATTGATTTTACGGAACGAGATCCATTCAGTGAAGGCGGTAGATACTAATGTTTGGACGTACTTTTTATCACGATACTCTGCGTAGATATGTTATCTTATTTGGTACATTATTCAATGATGTTTATATTAATCGCGAAGACGAGAATGGCAACGTAAAACAGGTCATTAAAGTTCCTCTTGCATATGGACCTCGAGAAAAGTTTCTCGCGAGGATAGAAGGAATAGAATCGAATCGTGATCCATTACAACAGCCATTTTCAGTTGTATTGCCTCGCATGGGTTTCGAAATTACAGGTTTTAATTATGCACCTGAACGAAAATTGCCTACCCGAAATAAATTTAAGATTGAAGATATTGATGGTGATGGCGACCGTCGTGTCTCAATCTATAATCCAGTTCCCTATGATATTCAATTTAGTTTGTCCATTTTTGTAAAGAACACGACAGATGGTACTAGAATTATTGAACAAATACTTCCATACTTTACACCTGAATGGACATCAACAGTATTACTAACTGAAACTCCTGAAGTTAAATTGGATATACCACTTGTTTTAACTGGAACAAGTCAAGATGATGTATATGAAGGTTCTTTTGAAGATCGCCGCGCCTTGATATGGACACTCGATTTTACAATGAAAGGTTATTTCTATGGTCCAGAATATAAAAGTGATGTAATTAAATTATCTAATACACAAATATTTGATTCATCATTGTATGATGATATAGATCAATCAATTAACAATGTTGAAGTAGCTTCACGTTTACTCGCTGAACCTGCCATATTAGCTAATAATTCTCCTACTGTTTTCTCAGATATTAATGCCGAAACTGCTACAGCTGTTGCCGTGATTAGTAGTGGGAGTGTAACAGAAATTGTACTTACTAATATTGGTTATGGATATAGTGACACACCAGCAACTATTACTATTGATGGTAATGCTACTGCAACGGCCGTAATGGGTAATGGATATAATATAGATAGAATAGTAATTACTGATGGTGGCTCTGGATACACTGAAACACCTACCGTAACAATATCTGCACCTGACTTAGTATCGATAGCAAATACGGCAGCTATTGATTCTGAATCTACTTATGGTGTTGCAGAAGTGAATATAGGTCCATTCCCTGATGAAGGATAAAGATATGAAGCATGATATATTGAATGATGTTTTGAATATGAATAGTGGACAACTCATCGAACAAGAAGAAAAACTACCTACAACTTATCGTCCAAGTCTCGAAACAGATAAAGAAATCGAGAACGATACAAAATATGTTCGTCAGAATTTTTATGATCTTATCGAAAAAGGTCATGGTGCAATCGACGAATTGCTTGCAGTAGCAGATCAGTCTCAACACCCCAGAGCATATGAAGTCTTAGCTAATATGATCAAAACAATGGGTGATATGAATAATGATCTGCTAGCCATGCATGAAAAGAAACAAAAACTTACAGGCGAGAAACCAGAAAAACCAGATACTGTTAATAATAACTTGTATGTAGGTAGTACGAGTGATTTGCTGAAGTTATTAAATAAAGAAAATGAGTGAAATTCAAGATATTATAGATTATCGATCTTATCTCGGTAATGTAAATCTTAAGCGCAAGGGTGTTACAATTGAATGGACCGAAGATATGGTCCAAGAGTTTGTGAAGTGTGCTAAAGATCCAATATACTTCTCAGAAAAATATATACAAATTGTACATGTTGATCATGGATTGATTCCGATAAATTGCTATGACTATCAAAAAGAAATCATTAAAAAAACCACCAATAATAGAAGAGTCTGTGTTGTTACGTCACGGCAGGCAGGTAAAACTACTACTGCTGTATGTCTTATACTTCATTACATATTGTTTAACGACCATAAGCTCGTGGCTCTCCTCGCTAACAAAGGAGATGCAGCTAGGGAAATATTGGACAGAATTAAAACTGCGTATGAAGCGTTACCGAAATGGCTTCAACAAGGAGTCATCGAATGGAACAAAGGATCAGTAGAATTTGAAAACGGATCCAAAATCATTGCGGCTGCTACTTCTTCTTCTGCTATTCGAGGCAAATCCGTATCCTTCCTATACATTGATGAGACAGCTTTCGTGGAGAATTGGGACGAATTCTTTGCCTCAGTATTTCCAACAATCTCATCCGGAACTAGTACTAAAATCCTTCTTACATCCACACCAAATGGATTAAATCACTTCTATAAAACATGTGAAGGTGCCAAAGCAGGCAAAAATGGTTACGAGTTCGTGCAGGTTATGTGGCATGACGTCCCGGGCCGTGATGAAAAATGGAGAGAAGAAACACTCGCTGCGATGGACTTTGATACAGAAAAGTTCGCGCAGGAAATGGAATGTGAATTCCTAGGTTCATCGGGTACACTCATATCGGGATGGAAATTAAAGCAACTTGTATATAGAGAAGCTATTAAAGAAGTCGGTGGTATAAACATATATGAAGAACCGATGCAAGAAGGCAACTATGTGATAGTTGTTGACGTCAGTAGAGGTAAAGGATTAGACTATTCTGCCTTTCAGGTCGTTGATATATCAGAGATGCCGTACAGACAGGTTGGAACATATCGTAATAATATGATCACACCTATAGATTATGCTGCAGCTGTGCATAGCGCGGCAAAGTATTACAATGAAGCCAATATATTGGTTGAAGTCAATGATATTGGAGAACAGGTAGCTTCTATTCTTTTCGAAGAATATGAATACGAAAATATGTTACTCACTGAAAATAATGGACGTGAAGGAAAACGTCTATTATCAGGTGTAGCAGGATTCAGCGGAAGAGCAGATAAAGGTATACGTACTACTAAATCTGTAAAATCTGTTGGTTGTTCAATGATAAAATTATTAGTAGAACAAAATCAAATTATAATTAATGATTTCGAAACAATACGTGAATTTTCGACATTTAGTCAAAAAGGTACATCATGGGAAGCAGAACCGGGCAATCACGACGATTTAGTGATGTGTTTAGTTCTCTTTGGTTGGTTGTCAAACCAGAAATTCTTTAAAGAATTGACTGATATAAATACGGTTATCAATCTCAAAGAAATGAATGAAGAAAAAGTCTTTAGTGAGCTGGTTCCATTCGGTATCATTGACGACGGGCAAGACGTACACGAGCAAGAATCTCAAGTAAAGACTGCCAGAGGTGGAGATGACTATAGTTGGCTAATGTAGTTTGAAATGTGCTTTGTTATAAATAAAACTACGAAATACATTATAATCAATTTACAGGGAGAAACACAACATGCCTTTTCAATTAAGCCCAGGCGTTAATGTTACAGAGATCGATTTGACGACTGTAATCCCTGCCGTAGCCACAACTGACGCCGCCATTGGTGGTGTTTTTCAGTGGGGACCGGTAGATAAGCCTTCGCTCGTTGTAAGCGAAGATGAATTAGCACAAGTTTATGGTAAGCCTAATAGCGATAATTATGAAACATGGATGACCGCTGCTAGCTTCCTATCTTATTCTAATCGTCTTTATGTTTCACGAGCTCATCACTCATTTGGAAGTGATATTCTAACGTCAGCGTACGCTCAAAGTGGTACAGACTATTTTGTAATCGATGGTACTGTTAGTGAACTGGAAACCGGCCTAGTAGTAGCTGCTATTGACGGATCAGTTTCAGAGGCAGCAATTACTGTTGATACTACAGACGCATTTGATACATTTAATGATGTTACAGCTATTCACGACGGTGACGTACCTACAGGTCTTTTTACTGGTACATTATCTAATGTATTGAATGGCGAAGCAGTAACGCTAAGCACTGATGGTACATTGCCACAAGGTTTTGATAACTTAACTACTTACTTTATTGTTAACTCGGTAGGAAACCAATTTGGTCTGTCACTAACTCAGGGTGGATCAGCTATTCCTTTGGTATCGACTGGCGATGGTACAGGTTCTGGATCATTGGTTCTTACTCGATCCGGTGATACTCGAGTAACTATGACTGGTCAAACATGGTCAGGCGCCACCGGTGCAGCTACATTAGAATTTCATGACGCTAGCTATTCATTCAACTCCGTAGCATTTGATGGTGCTACATCATCTGTTGCTGCTTCACACATTGTTAAAAACGATGATTCATATACAGATGCACTGGCAGGTTTTGATGACGCAGCACGCTGGGTTGCAAAATATCCCGGTCTCATAGGCAATTCACTAAAAATTTCTGTCTGCGATTCGAACACGGCATTTAGCTCTGATGTAGAAATCGCGGCTGGACAAGTAACTACGCTTGCTATTAATGTTGGAGCAAATACTGGTACGATTACTTCAGCGGTTGATGGCGATGTAACAAATGTTACGTCTAATCTTTCCGTAGGAGATCAAATTAAAGTTGGTAATACAACAATTGGTGTTCAGTATCTTGAAATTACATCAATTGGAGCTGTTTCTGCTGGAGAAGCTGAAATCGAATTTGCTCAAGCTCTTACTACTACAGAAAATATTAGCGTCGCCTCTTCGGTTTCTGCAGCTGCAACCATTGAACGATATTGGCAGTATTGGGATTTAGTTGAAGGTGCACCTACTCAATCAGCTTATGTTGCATCTCAAGGTAATACAGCAGCAAATGACGAAGTTCATGTTGTTGTAATTGACGAAGATGGTAAGATTTCTGGAATTCCTAACACAGTACTTGAAGTGTATAGTGGTCTTTCTCGCGCAACTGACGCTAAAGGTGAACAAGGTAATAATATATACTACAAAGATGTGATTAATCAATCTTCAGGTTATGTTTGGTGGGCAAATGATGATACAAATGCAACATCAGCATCAGCGTTACTTGTTCAATCATCAACTAATACTGGACCTGCTACTTACTCATTTATTGGTGGCCGAGACGTCGGTACTGAAACTACATGTGCTCTAGGTGATGTATTACGAGCTTATGACGTATATCGATCAGCTGAAGACATTGACATCTCATTGGTGTTGACTGGTAAGTCTCGAGGTGCATCAAACGGTGCACAGCTTGGTAATTACTTGATTGACAACATTGGCGAACGACGTAAGGATTGTGTTGTATTCATCTCACCTGACAAGGATGATGTTGTTGGTAATTCATCCGATATCACAGAAGATGTTGTTCAATTTAGAAACAGCTGCCGATCATCTTCATACGCTGTACTCGACTCAGGTTATAAGTACATGTATGACAAGTATAACGACGTATATCGATGGGTACCTATTAATGGTGACATCGCCGGTCTAGCAGCATATACAGATGAATTGCGTGATGCATGGTGGTCACCTGCAGGTTTCAATCGTGGCCAAATTAAGAATATTGTTAAGCTCGCTTGGAATCCGAAGCAAGCTGAGCGCGATATTCTTTACAAGAACGGTATTAATCCAATTGTTAACTTCCCAGGTCAAGGTATCGTAATGTTCGGTGATAAGACTCTGTTGGCTAAGCCTTCAGCGTTCGATCGTATCAACGTACGACGACTCTTCATTGTTCTTGAGAAAGCAATTGCTACAGCTGCTAAGTTTACATTGTTTGAGTTCAATGACGAATTCACACGCGCTAGCTTTGTTAATCTTGTAACACCTTTCTTACGAGATGTTAAAGGCCGCCGAGGTGTAACAGACTTTGTAGTCGTATGTGACGAGACAAACAACACAGGTGAAGTCATCGATCGCAACGAGTTCGTTGGTGACATCTACATCAAACCTGCTCGAAGCATCAACTTTATCCAGTTGAACTTTGTCGCAGTGCGAACAGGTGTAGAATTCTCCGAAGTTATTGGAAATTTCTAATAAATAGAACAAAGCTAAATTAAAGGAGAATAACAAATGGCTTTTAGCTTACAAGACTTTAAATCAGGCGCAATAGAGGCGGGCGGTTATCGTCCCGCCCTCTTTGAAGTTGTTGCTACATCGTTTCCTGAACAGTTTAGATTTCTTTGTATGTCTTCACAGGTACCTGCTGCCACCCACGGTGTAATCGAAGTTCCTTACTTTGGCCGTAAAGTTAAGATTGCTGGTGACAGAACGTATGCTGAATGGACAACAACTCTCATGCTCGAAGAAGATTTTGCAGTCCGAAATTCACTCGAGCAATGGGCAGATCAAATCAACGATCCTACATCAGGTGTTCGAACATTTGGTGGTCCTGAAGATTATAAATCAGATCTTGAAATCAAATTGTATGGAAAGACAGGTGATGTCAAGCGCACATACAAACTAGTAGATTGTTGGCCTACAGATGTAGGTACTATAGAATTGGATTGGAATACAACTGATACGATTGGTACTTATACTGTAACTTGGGCCTTTGATGAGATGGCTGCTGGCAGCTAATTTCATCCAGTTCTAAAAGTGGGTTGAGGGGGATTATAAATAATCTTATAGTCCCCCTTATTTTTATCGGAGCGTTATGAATGGAACTGTTTGGATTTGAGATAAACCGCAAGAAAGAAGAGAAGCAAAAAGAAAAGCTTGTCTCCTTCGTACCTCCGTCAAACGAAGATGGTGCATTAACCGTTGCCGCCGGCGGCGTATATGGCACTTATGTCGATCTCGATGGTTCAGTCAGAACCGAAGCAGAATTAGTAAACAAATATCGTGCCATTTCGTTTGACCCTATTCTCGACATGGCAATTCAAGAAATCTGTAATGAAGCTATTGTCGAAGATTCAGACGAAGAAACAGTTAGTATTGTCCTTGACAATTTAGATACACAAGAATCAATTAAAAAATCAATTCAAGAAGAATTTGATGAAGTATTAAAACTTCTAGAATTTAATCGTTTGAGTTATGAATTGTTTCGTCGTTGGTATATTGATGGTCGCTTATACTATCATATACTTGTAGATGAAAAGAAACCGGCTCGAGGTATTCTAGAAGTAAGATATATTGATCCCCGCAATATCAAAAAAGTAAGAGAAGTTAAAAAAGAAAAAGATCCAAAGACTGGTGTTACAATTGAAAAAATTGTTAACGAATACTATATGTACAGTCCATCAGGATTTTTAAAGAGAACTGGATCTATAACCGGTTCATCAATGAGTTCGTACGGATCTAGTAGTCCTGCAGCAAATGCTGAAGGAATTAAAATTTCTAAAGATTCTATCGTATATAACACCAGTGGATATCAAAGCTTAGATAACAAACTTATTCTCTCTTGGTTACAAAAAGCTATACGACCTCTTAATCAACTGCGATCTATGGAAGATTCGTTAGTAGTATATCGTATTTCTCGTGCGCCTGAACGTCGAATTTTCTATGTTGATGTAGGCGGTCTGCCAAAAGCTAAAGCAGAACAATACTTGTCTGATATCATGACTAAGTTCAAAAATAAAGTAGTTTATGATTCTGCAACTGGCGAAATTAAAGACGATCGTAAATTCATGACAATGCTAGAAGATTTCTGGTTACCACGAAGAGAAGGTGGTAAAGGTACAGAGATTACTACATTGCCAGGCGGTGCTAATCTAGGAGATATTGAAGACGTACAATATTTTCAAACTAATTTATATCGTGCGCTCAATGTACCTATTTCTCGATTACAGCCAGAATCTACATATAGTCTTGGAAGAGCCACAGAGATTA